ATTAGGCCGTTACGATCTCCACGCCATAGTAAACGTCGTTCGCTGGGTCGTGCGTGCCGTTGTCTACGGTTAGGGTTACTGAAAAAGTAGCTGTTTCGTTGCTAGTAAGTGATAGCGGTGGTAGCTGGTCAAACTTTACAGTACCCTCGTAGTGCGGCTCGTTGCTTGTGGCAGTAGCGTTACCGTTAGGTGCGATTGTAAAGGTTCCAGTAGTACCAAAGTTAGCCCATAGTACGCGGTAAAGGCTGGAAGCGTCGCCAGAAGTAATACCTTCTAGGGTTAGCGTCCACTCTCCACCTACACGTTGCTCGCAGAAGGTCTGGACGTCGCCAGGTGCGTCTTGTAGCTGAAGATCTACCATAGTAGCGTCGCAAGCGTACTCGGTAGCACCGATTAGAAATTTGATATTCTGGGCTTTTATTCTTGTAGAAGTTGCCATTTATTTATTCCTTATAAAGTTATTTCTAGTTCTACGCTTATGTTCGCAGATAGATAATTAGCGTTGTTGGTTGCCATTTCGTAGGGTTCGTTTACGGAAACTACACGGGCGTAACGTGGCATAGCTAGCAAGATTGCTTCTATTGCTTCGTCCAGCTTTTCGCTTGCTTGTTTGTTAGTTGCGGTTGAAGCCACTACGACTAGCTCTAAATTCATTTTGTATTCGTTCCCTAGCGTGCTAGGTACTAAATACGGGCTTGCCGTGTTGATGATTACGACTGGCGGGGTGATACGTTCGGGGATATAATCCACGACGACCACCCCAGCGGTATCAAGATCTAACTTAAACTCCGCTTTAGCCAGCGTAATCTCGTTGCTCATACTCCATAACCTACAAAAGGTAGAAGTAATGGATAGACGGCAGACATAGGGTCTTTACCCATACGTACGGGCTGTCCGTCCATACTCGCGAATTGTGCTATTCCGTTTGGCGCACTTCGGCGGTGATAGATCTCAGAAGCGCAGATAAGAATAGCCTGGTTGTGTACGTCGTGGGGTACGTTATCGCTCTCCCCAATGTAGTTACCAACTAGGGCATTACCCGCGTCCAGGCAAGATTCGATAAAATCGCCTGTTTCTTCCGTGCCAATGTAGGCCTGAAGATCCGCTACCGTTACGTGTGCCATTTTTGACCTACTAAGCGGCTACGTCTAGCTTGACTAGTGCGCCTACGCGTGGGGTAGCGATTGCCATATATCCGTATACGGAAACGCTGTCCTCTAGTGTGGTGATGTCGCCAGAAGTTAGACGAACTGGCGCACCTGCCGACTCCCAGGTAATAACTGCCTGGCGGTTAGCTAGGAATACGTTGTCGCCTGAAATAGCTGGGTCTACGATAATCGGAAGTCCGAAAATAGATCCTGAGAGTCCAGGTACGTTAGCTGAGCCTACGGTGTTCATACCGTCACCGTTAGCGGATAGTGCTAGGCGTCCGTCAGTTGCGGCAACCTTAACCATCTTTACGTAGCCAGCGGTTCCAGTCAAAATAAATTCTGGGCGTAGGCCTGTGTTTACGAAGATATAAGCGGAAGCGTTAGCAATACCCTCGGCTAGTGAGCTTGGGGTCTGGCCGTCTGCGTCGAATACCTTGCCTGTGTAGTCTAGGGCTTCGATTGCGGTTACTAGCGCTGAGTTGGTTGCGTTAGCGTAAGCAATAGATAGGCCTTGGAATACCTGATTTAGAGTGTCCACGGTAGCACGCTCTACATACTGGCGGCTAAAGCTGGTGTATCCGCCGTAGGTCTTTACGTCTGCCGAAACAGTCTCAAAGGTTAGGTTACCGAACTCTAGCGCGGTGTTCTCGGTTGCCTGTACGTCTACTGCCAGGGTGTTTGAGTCGATCTTTACGTACTCTACTGATAGGCCTGAGCTTGGTAGTGCGCCACGTGAAAACGCGGATACGGTTGGTCGGTTGTTGTTGATCAAGGTGTCTACGTAACCTACGAACGGCGGCAAGATTGCGGCGTCTGCGGAAGTAGAAGCGGCGCGGGCTAGTGCCTTAGCGTCTTCGTCACCCTTTAGTAGTGCCTTCGCGTACTCGCCCTGGCTTCTGATCGCTGGGGCTAGTGCCGCTGGGGTAGCTGGCGTTAGTCCTGCCTCTACGACGCGGCGCAATTCTGCTACCTCGTCCTGGACAGAACGTACGTCTAGTTCGATATTCTCGGACATAGATTTACTTTCTTGTTCTGGAAGTACCTCGGTTGGCTCGGATTGAGCCACCTCGCTACGTACTTCGGTTATGTTTGCGCCCGCAAAAGCTGGAATAGCAACTACGGATACTTCGCGTAGGTCTACCTTTTTACGGATAATCGTTTGGCCTTCTCTCTCCGTTTCCACGGGGAAGAAACCAACCGAAAATTTATTTAGAACTCCGTCGCGCATAAGCGTTAGGATTTCGTCGCCGCGTGGGGTTTCTGAAACCTTAGCGCGGATCTCAAAACCTGCCTCAGTATCGCGGCCTTCAATAACCTTACCGATTGGGTCGGAGTGATCGTAGAATAGCTTTACGTCTTCTACGGTTTCGATAGCGCCAGGTACAAAACGTTCCTTTACGCCGCCGCCTAGATCTGCCTCACCGTCAAACGGTACGGCTAGTCCGATAATGGTGCGTTCTTCGACGTCTGCGCGTGCTTCAAAACTTCTAATTTCTAGTTCAGGCATTTAGGCCTTCCTTTTCTCTTACTTCGTCTACGGTTAGGAAGCCCGCACGTAAACCAGTTTCGTAATAGTTGTATCGGGTAGTTACGTCTGCCCTAAATAGGTGTTGCCAGTCAAATTCTACGCGCACGCCTCTAGGTAGGCAGTTGCTTAGTGCGTCGCTGATTGCGTCCGTGTATCCCGCTAGTGTTGTGCGGTAGAACTGGCTGGCTTCGTCTTGTAAGTTTGTGTAGGTGTCGCTTCCACCTGGCACGGTGGTAATTAGCATACGTGCCGGCACTCCAAATAGACGGGCGATACTTACCGTGTTTTGTTCGACAATATCCGTAAACAGCGCTTCGCGTGGAGATAGAGCTACCTGCTGGTAATCAAAACCGTTACCTAGTACGGCAATTTGGCGGTTCTGTTGTTTATTGTGCCAGTTGCTAGTAATAGCTTCGGCTTGCTCGGCGTTTAGTGCCTGGGAAGTCTTTAGTACGCCAGTTGGTACGCCAGCGGAAGTAAACCAGTTCTTAGCGTAGTCGCGTAGATCTAGTGCTGCCGAAACGTCTGCGCGTGCGGCTTCGATTGGGGCAATTCCTCTAAGGTTTCCAGCCTTGCTAAATAGCTTTAGGTGTTCGATCTCGTTGCCTGTATAGGTCTTGCCCATATAGTCATAAACTACGCCTTTGGTAATGTCGTTTGTATCCTTGTAACGGACTCCGACTCCCGAAGCTGGCAATAGGGTTAGGTTGTTTACCTGGCCGTTAGATCCGTAGGACTTGTACCAAAAAGCATTACCCTCTAGTGCCAGGCTTACTACCGACTGGTACATAAAGTCGCGGCGGTTAGTTGTAATGTCTGGCTTGTTTACTAGCGCTGGGTTTTCGATCAGAAGTTCTACCCCAGTAGCGTAGCGATACGTACGGATAGGCATTTTAGAAATAGGTGTAGCGATAATCTGTACCGCCCTATAAACCGCCGTTAGAGTTAGCGCCGTATCTGGCGTTACTACTGCGGCTTCCCTTGTGGGTATGGTTGGCTGGGCGGCACGCTTTTCCACCTGCGGGGAAAATAAGCGTTGCCAAATAGAAGCCATAAATTTAGATCCTAATACACGTGTGGAATTAGTATACGCCTATTCCGTTATCTTCTGCGCGTGTCGAAACATATAAGGCCATAATTGTAGCAAGTAAGGCGTCAATTTCGCCACTAGATTCTTTACGACTTATTAGCCAGGTTTCACCGCTGTACTTAGCGACTCCGTTAGGTGACTGGGCAATTAGTAACGGATCGTTATTATGTTTGGCTTTTCCAGTTGTAAATAAGGCGTATACGACTGAGCAAGCGGCGCTAACTTCCTTAGTCCATAACTGGTAGGTAGGGATCCCAGACATTTTTAGGCGCTTGCCTAGCCCTGGTAGCGCCCTATCGTCTAGCGCTATTGCTCTGGGTGTGTATTGTTCGTAGAGTTTTACTAGCGCGTTGTATAGCTGGGTTTCGTTCGTGTTTACGAAGGTTTGTACTAGCTCGGTGTGGTGTTCGTCGTCTACCTTATTGGCGTAGGCTATCGTAGCGTGTTCCCAGTTCTTGCTAATGTCCACGGCGAATACGCCGCCCGTCTGGGGTGGGTTGGTCTTGGTTCCAGCCTTGCGGAATAGATCGCTGGGTATCCAGGATTGTACGGTTCCGCTAATGAATTGGTTTAGTCGGTATCGCCTGGCCTCGTGTTCGGGTAGCGTCTTTAGAT